GGAGGCCTTCCTCATACATGCAGATATCGACAGGGCTTTGAGCCGTTCCGGTATCGCCGAAATCCGTTACCTTATAAACCTGCTGGGAACCTTCCTTTCCGAATAACTTGATACAGGCCGACGCGTCGTCCTCTGACGGCCGGCGTTTGAAATGGCGGTTGGTTCCGACACAATCCCGGGCTTGCGGATAATAATGTAGAATTATATCCAGCCCGTTGTTGGTTACTTTGTAGATGTCTTCTGCCTTTATCATCGTTATAAAGTTACATGGTTACTTATTCTTCGTTGTCTTCTTTCCGTCCCGGGCACATCTCCGTCCAAGGTTGATACAGGAAAACGAATAATAACAGCCAAAGAAAAGCGGTTTTACCCGTATAATAAATGACAAAGGCAATCAGCCCCATAAAGGCAACCACGATAATAGCGTGGGCGATGTATTTTAAATTTTTATCTTTCATTGTTCAAACATGTTATACTGAATTGAAAAACCGAATTTGCTTAATCTCCTTTCCTGGAGAAGGGAACGTTTGTCATGTGAAGGCATAATGGCCACCAGGTTCTTCGTATCGAACTGGTAACCTTTCTTCCGCATCTGATAACGTAGGTTTCTTAGGCGTCTGTCTTCTTTCATGGCATTTAGTTAAGATCGTCTTAATTTACAGAAGACACGGCACACTATCGCAAAGGATAGTGTTTAAATCCTCCTGTATGGTTTTCTGTTGTTCCCGGTTCAGGTGTACCAGGAAATAACCTTTTCCGTCGGAAAGATTCTTTATTTCCGCCAGATTATACTTTCTGTCTATCGCATCCACGAACGCAGGGGATTCCATGGGGCGGAAACTGCTGAATATTTTATAGGTTCCACTACTGCCTTCTATTCGTAGCGTGGTTAATTCATCAGGGGTGATAATAGTTACTTTCATTACATTTAATTTTTAATTATTCGATTTGTTCCCCACCTTCACGTATCAAGGTAAAAGGTAATCTGGTACCACAATTCACACAATAAGCTAATTTACCCTTGTTTAAGGAAACTCCGTCGGAATATTCCCCACCGGAATATGTGCCGTCGGAAGTATGCACACTCGTATAACTCATTCTAAACAGATCACTATACTGATAACCATAAAAGCCACCGCAATAAGGACAAGGAAGCGGTTGTGCTTCAGTTATTTTTATGGAGACTTTTTTGCTCATTTCTAAATTGTTTTGGGCTTAGATTACTCCTCATCAACATATACTTCTTTCTTGTTGTCAGGCCAAGATTTACGAATTAGAGAAGTAATTTTCTTTTCTTGAAGTTTCTCAATAGCTTTTCTTTTGGCCTCGGCTTTATTATTAGCTGACACTGTTACCTCAAAAGCATCCAGGTAAATCGTTACTTTATATTTTTTCATATCTGATTTGTTATGAATTAGTGTAAACACCTTCATCACAATTCTCAATCCGTGACTGGCATTCACTTATTACTTCCTTTAAAATCTCCGCACACTCTTCATTTGAGTAACCTTGCAGCAGTTCATCAATATGCTGCATGATGTCATTTGTTTCCATACGCTTTCTTTGCCATTTTATTGATTAATTTTATTGTCTTATCGCTCAATTTGCCATTAGTCGTTGTAATATGATGAATGGACTTGTGGAGTTTGGTTTCACTCATTTCTATTTTGTTATGAGTTAGTTGATTCTTCTGTTTTCGCCTTATTATATCCAGCTCTATATGCGTTTATTACTAACCTTCGAACTTCCATTCGATCAATAAATTCAGGTTGAGGATCACACACTCTCTTAGAATGAGCTATCGCCAATATTGTTACTGTTTTCTTCTTCATTACTGATTTTAGTTGTGCCGGAGGATAGCATCGAACTACCAATAACACCCGCTTTCGCCCTTCGGGGTTATCTCCACACTCCGGCGGTTATTCTGCGGAGCGGCAAAAGCCGCCCCCCGGTTATTTATTCACTTTTCTCTTCCGGAAGAAAAACAAAGTCCGCCCAGATATCAAGGAATTGTCGCCCGCAATATGCAGCCAGTTCCGACGTTTTGAAGGCAAGCCGAACACCGATGCTCGCATTCGTGCTCGATGAATCGTAATTCGCGCTCGCATACGAAACACCGCCCAACGCGTACGCGTAGTTGTTCGACCGAGACACCACACGAGACTTTTCTTCCTCATCTAACTTGTTGTATTCTTCCCCTGTATAAAGAATAAACCAGGGATAATAACGACATTCATCCTCTGTAAATCGAGGTTCCCAGCCTTCATTTAAAGCCTTGACAATGATACGGAGTTTCAGGAAAGCCAGAACGTCAGGTTCAAGACCGAGGGATATTTTATCCCGGTTCCATGCTTCCGCATCAATGCCAATTTCACGGCAGGCGTCCTCAAACGTCTTAATACGTTCTCTTACCTCTTTCTCCGGTTCATCAATAAGAGTTAATACACCATTTCTCCAGACGGCTGTTTTACCTTCCGGAATTTCGATTTCTAATTTCTTTGATTTCATTTTTCTTTTATTTATTGGTTCTCACTATGGAAGATTTTCACGCCTGTTACTTCCTCGATCTTATCCTTTGCAAGTTCGGGAATACGACATGCACCGGCTCTCCAGTTATGAACGGTATGCAGTGGTACTTTACATTCTTCTGCTAACTTCGCCACCATTTTAGAAGAATCTTTCAACGGTAAACCTATTAGATACATTCTTAACTTCTCGCCGTCTTCATTTCTTTTTAAAGTTTTTTTTGCCATAACATCACATTAAATCTGTTATTTATTTCTATATTTATATCACAAATATAGTTTTATTCAATAGAATATGCTGTATAATTCCTGTTAATTATTGTAAATATTATATCAAACTATGGCTAATTTATTGCTTATAAGGGATTTATGCGAAAAGAACAAAATTAAAATTAGGGAGTTAGCTTCCCGAATTGGTAAAGATGAAAGTAGTATTCAATCCATGATAAGAACAGGATCAACTAATACTAAAACTCTTGAAGCCATAGCAGAAGTATTTAATGTTTCTCCCGGTATTTTCTTTGATAATCCTTCGGAAAACAATACGGGAAATAGTCTTAATAAAGAGGCGGAAATCGCTTATTTAAAGAAGATTCTCGAAGAGAAAGAACGTCTAATACAAGTATTATTAAGTAAGAAATAACCTGTAATAGATAAGAAATGTAGGCATATTGTAGGCAATACAATTATGCAAATAATTAATAATCAGGCGGTTAAAGAACGTTACTTGAATCACTATTAACATCCGGTAACAGTTAAATGTTATCGGATTTTTCTTTTAAATAGCTGATATTAAACGTTTTACTTTCGCCCCGTTTAACTTTTAATAACCTGCCTGTGTAGGCATATTTGTAGGCATATCCCCTCTACAGGCATAAAATAGGCATATAAAAATGACGGCAATAAGAGTTGTAAGACAAGGCAAAAAAGGCAAAACCGACCGGCTCCCCCTGTATGTGGAATTTTATATCAACCGTGAGAAAATAAGGATCGCGGTGAGGTTAAGTGTTACGTCCAAAGAATGGGACGAGCAAAACGAAGTGATAAAAGGCCGGGACAAAGAAAGTAAAGACAAAAATCTAATCATCTCAAACATCCGGTCACGTGTAAGCGACATATTTGTCCGTGCCCGTCTTAAAAATGAGACGCTTACAAAAGAAAGTTTCTTCCGCCAGTATAACAATCCTTCGGATTTTGGTACCTTCTTTGATTTTGCACGGGTTTACCTCAAACAAATTAGCAAAACTATTTCTTTCGGTACCTGGAAACATCATGTTTCTATCATCAAGAAATTAGAGACATTCGCCCCCGGCCTTGTGTTTTCAGAAATTACCCACGAATTTCTCCTGTCCTTCTTTGCATATCTTCGCAAAATAGGCAATATGGATTCTACGGCATGGCGTAACATGGCTACTATCAAAATATATGTAGGTGCCGCCATACGCGGCGGTTATATGGAACAGGACCCGTTCGCGGCCATAAAGATACGACGTCCCAAAAGCGAAGTCGTATATCTGACGGAAGAAGAACTGCTCCGTCTGACCGCCTTGTATCGGTCCGGTCGCCTGGAAGAATGTACCCAGAACGTACTCCGTTTTTTTCTGTTTCTCTGTTTTACCTCCTTGCATATAGGCGATGCAAAAGCACTGCAAATAAACCAGTTCATAGGGAATGAACTACACTATACACGAGGTAAGACCAAAATACCGGTAACTGTACCTTTATCGGACCCGGCACGTTATATTTATGAATATTACCGGGCCGGACGTACAAAAGGCAATCTGTTTATGAACCTTCCCACGGATCAGGATATAAACCGGGTATTGAAAACAATAGCCGGTAAAGTCGGAATAACAAAGGATATCAGTTCAAAAACCGGGCGGCATACATTCGCTACCCTGTATTATAAGAAAACACATGATATCGTAACGTTATCCCACCTTTTGGGACATAGTTCTATAACTATGACAATGGTTTACGCACATGTTCTGGAAGATGAACGCGAGGTGGGAATACACGCCTTTGATGATATGTTATAACTAAAGAAGCGAAGGGGGAAACGTGTTTCCCCCTTCCCCCTTTCGCTTTTCTACTCCAACGTATAAACACTCCAGTCTATCGCCTTTTTAAGTTCCCAGCCTTCCTTTTGTGTCTCCTGTATATGTTTCACGGCACCGGTGTAAAATTCTTGTAGTTGCTGCATACTTGCAAACTCGTAAAACGTCGGGTTGTCTTCTTCCCCGAGCTTGAAAGTAACAGGAAGGTTTTCCCCGCCTGTCTGCAAGGCAAGATCGTACGCCGTCTTATAATTCATTTGGTTCTCCATGGAAAGCCAGACTTTCAGGCCGTTCCATACGTACCCGCTCTCGATCGTGTCAGTTATCTGCCGGTTATACCATTCATTAATAACCGCCTTGATTTCTGCCAGTGCGGGTAGATGATCGAACGTTTCTTCCATGTAACTACGTTGCACTCCTTCGGGTGTCTCTGTTTCCTGGTAATCCCACGTAATACGCCAGATTCCCCGGCGGCGGTTGGTACATCTTACCGGTTCCGCCTTGCTGTCTGCATAAATCCGTATCATTTCAAGTAAAGTGTATAATTATCAATCCTTTTTCGCTTATTTCACCTTCGCAATGCGCTTCAAAAGGCATTTCTCCGTCTCTTTCCGCTGATTCACAAATAAAAAGGGTTTCCTCCAGACTGGTAAAATACTTTCTCTCCTTGCCGTCGAGTTCCAGCTTTATAACAGTCCGGGGTCCGTTTTTCGTCTGAACGTCCTTTTCATAATCAAGTACGATCACATCCTTGTTCATCAGTTCGGGCGACTTGATCCTCGCCCCGGTAAACCTCTTCCGTCCGTCTTTAGGCTTATACTTGTAGCCCAAATCCTTTAATTTTTTCATTTTCTTTCCTGTTAGTTTATAAAATAAGTTCTTGCAATCAGCATGTTTTGTAAGCCCGTAAAATGAGGCGGTCAGCTCCTGCCTGCGTTTTCTGCTTCTAACCTTGTGCATCTTGCGGGCGAACTTTTGTTTGTTACGTTTCCTTAACCGCACATGATCCGGGCGGGTTACATATCCCAGAAAGTCGATACCTTCGGTGATCGGGAAAACAGTATCATTACTTTTAATCTCCAGGCGGGCCTTGCCGGCCTGTTCATGAATGATATCCCTAACCTTCCAAAGATATTTCTTACTACCGGAAAGCACCAGACCGTCGTCACAATACCGGTAATAGTGTGCTACTGCCTCCTGATCCTTTAACCGGTGATCCAGGTAAATGGATAGAAGCAAATTACAAAGCCCCTGTGATGATCTTAGCCCAATACTCACGCCTTTAGGCATCATACGAATGCACTCTTCCAGGATTCCGATCAATATTTTATCCTTGAACATCTTTTTCACTGCATCCAGCAAAACGTCCTGGTCTACACTTTCATAGAATTTCGTTATATCGAACTGGTACCCGAACAGGGTTCCTTCGGGATCATCCTTTATATCTTTAACGATATACTGTAAAAGGTCATGCGTTCCCCTGTTTTTAATGGATGCGGAAGTAGTCCGGATAAAACGTACTTTCAAATGCCGGTCCACCACATTCATAACGGCGTTAAGAACGATCCTGTCTTCCAGGGAAACCGATTGTACGATCCTTACTTTCGGCCCGTCGTCTACGGTCATTTCCCGATATCCTCCGAGCTTGAACCGTCCACTCTTTATCCGCTGCCTGATCCTCTCTACTGCCTTCGGGACATCCGCCAGTATTCTACGCCCGGCAAAGCTGCGCTTTCGTCTTCTTTTGCGCAATACCGTTTTTATGGCGTCCTCTATATTGGAGTCCTCGACAATCTCTTCTATAATATTATCTTCTCTCCACATGATAATTAAATTAGCCTTCAATTCCCCGGGCCGGGCTTCTTCGAAAAAAGTTCCTACCAAACCCCATTGCCCTGCGCTTTATTTTTCCCCTTTCCAGTCGTAAACGGCTGCTGTTGGCGAGGCTCATTCCTCTTGGCTCCACGCCGGGGACACGTCCCCACTGTTGTACGCCAATTTTCAAGGCTTATGCGCTTTTTCTTTATTCTAATTGTTTGCAAGCCGAACACCGATGTTCGCATTCGTGTTCGATGAATCGTTATTCGCGTTCGCATACGAAACACCGCCTAACGCGTTCGCGTTGTTGTTCGACCGATACACCACACGAGTGTATATGAGGAAATCCGCCTTTGTACTTTTCGGAAGTACCGGCGCCCGTCTTACTTTCCGGACGCCCGCGCTACCCGCACAACGTTTTACGTTGCTGTTTTTTCTCTTAATCTGCCTGATTTATGGCTTTAAAGGCCGCGACGCTGCCCGCCCAGCGTATTATGCCCCTGAAGGCAAGCCGAACACCGATGCTCGCATTCGTGTACGATGAATCGTGAACCGCGCTCGCATACGAAACACCGCCCAACGCGTACGCGTAGTTGTACGACCGATACACCACACGAGAAAGACCGGTACCCACATAGAACCTATCGAACCAATGTGAGGAAGTGGAACCGCCTTCTTTAGCTGCAATCAAATCCATATACCGGCCCCAAACCATGTGGGTAGGATAAATATCCGCGTTATAAACAGTAATTCCCTGTACAATGCGTTCCGTTCCGTCCGGCATGGTAATAAACCACCTTCCGTCCGCCGCCGTCTTGTTTACTGTGACATACTGCAACCATTCCGCCTTGTTTCCCTGGAAATTCTCATAGCCCAGCACATTGACGGACTGATAATTTACACCGTCCCGGTAAGCACCTTCCGCCTGTGGATTGGAACCGCCCTTTTCCTTATAATAAGAAACCGTATCACGCATCCCCAGCGCATTGGTAAGGCCTGTCACTTTCTGGTAATTGTTTGTTCCATATCCGCAAACTCCCTGCGAATCGGTATTACCGTATTTAAAGAAATGCAGATTACCCACATCCTTGTGCATCTCCCAGTCGAACAGCTGGAAACCTTTGCCCCGGTTCTGGGCGTATTTGACTGCCTGGCTCTGTGAAATAGTTCCTACACTTGAAACACCACTGACAGAACGCAGCACATCATCAATCAGATAGGCTTCATAAACACCGCCCAGGCATTCCGTATGCTCTACCCAGTCCGGCTCGATCGCTTCCACACTTTCCGATGTTGTGAGTAAAACGAAATCGAAGGCCGCCGAATTAAGGAAAGTAAAGGCCAGTTTCGTAGCCCCTACAGGAACGGCACAAAACAGATACATACCATTGATAAAACCGTTCGCATTTGAAACGCTGATCCGACTTACTATTTTCCCGGCATCATCTATAAATACAGCACCGTAAAGAGTAGAAGCAAAACCGGGAAAACGAACCTGCTTGTAATCCCGGACGTCCACCAGGGCGAACGATCCGGATTCGTATTCATTCTTCGCCTCTTCAATGGTTGTGTAATCCGTATTCTTACGAATCCCGATCCCTTCCGTCACATCCAGTTCCTCGCGGGTAAATCTTATACTGGTGTACCCTGCTGCTGCCGGCGCATCCTCATTACTTGAAATAAAACCGTAAAGGCACTGATTCAGCACGTCCGTTACTCCCTTGTACCAGTAATGAGGCTCATATATGTAAACTTCACCTTCCGATCCGGTTAATACTGCATCCGTGGCGTTCTCCACGCTGTCACTATCCGCGTATTTATTTCGGTTCTCATCATGAAGCGGGTAACAGGTCATTTCACCCTCCGCCGTCTTTTTAGCCAGAATACAACGTCTTTTCGACAACACTTCCAATATATGGGAAGACGGGGTAAATTCAGTATTATAGTCATATCCGGTAGAGTTATCCAGATTCGTAATCTTTTCCCCGTCTCCTACCGTCTGATCTATTTTTATACCGACAAACTGCGGCTGAATGATATTCAGTTCTGGGAAATGTGCACAGGTGGCGGCGTACTCTTCATCCGACATGGACTGGGTAAGCCGGTACGTACCTACCAGGCGGCACGTCTGCACGTTTCCCCCGTCTTCATCAACGCCGCCCATTGTCATAAGCCTGCGAAGCAAATTACCGTTCCCGTCCATATCTATACCGGTAATTCGTAGATAGCTGGTCGCACTGCATTGCTGTAATAACGTGTTCCAGTCGATCAGGCTACAGTTATCAATCACAAGGCGCGTGATATTTGCCGTACCTTCCAGCTGCAACCCTGCATTGGTTAGTTTGTTCAGGTACCGGAGTTCGAGCGTCTGCAAAGTTCCGGGAAGAACGCAAACGGTCAGAGGCGCACCGCCGGCGAATGTCACACCAGTAAGGGATGTATTGCCGGCCAGAAAGGTTTCAAGTTTGGTATTACTTGAAAGGTCCATACCGGTAAAGGAAGAAGATTTAAGCCCGGATATGTCGAGTTTTCGAAGATTACGGCAATTACCCACCAGAAGGGCGTTAAATGTCGTCTGTCCAGCCTCACAACTAACATTCAGATCACGCAAGGCCGTGCAGTTGTTCAGGTTCAACGTGCCGACAATGGCGTGGCTTACATCCGTCAGATCAAGCCCGCGAATACGGCTTGCACCGTAGAAATATTGCGGATCGTTTACAATCAAATCCGTGTCCATTGTCAGTTCCACCACACTACCGGCCATTTCTGCAAGTACCGCGCTTTGGTGCGGTGTTCCGGACGTGTACCCGTACCCGTAATAATACCGTTCGGAGGCCGTAATCCGAATTTTCCGGTTATCACTGCCGAACTTATACCCGAAATAAGCCGCGAAGCTGTCACGGCGATAAGTACCGGCCACGTACTGACTGTCCAGAAGGGCGAAACGGTTCTGAATGGTATAAGTACGGTGTGCGTAACGGCTGCCCTGCAAGGCATACAGATAATTATAATAACTGGTTCCGCTGCTGGTTGTCACCCCTTCGGTAAGCGGAAGGATATATTTATATTCCGAATCCTTGTTATAAATCCGCTCGCACCAGTTACCCATTTGCTCCTCGTTAAATACTTGCAGAACATATTCAAGGCTCATATTGCTACGCAAGGTTTCCGCTACTTCACGCAATTTGTCCGGACAACCGCGTACCAGTTCCCATAAAACGGAATCATGGCCGGCAAACGAATAAGAACCTATACTGTTGTCAAAACTTTCGTGGGTAATGGTATATTCGTATTTCAGTACCGAATCATTACGCACACCGAACAAAGTGTCCATATCGTAAGGAAGGAAATACCAGATCAGAGAGTCCCAAGTTGCCAGCATCATATTTTTTGCCCGGTTATCCACGGCCATAAAGTAATCGGTAATCAGATACCATGCAAACGGGCTGTCATTACCGAAATACTGGTTATATTCCGCCAGGAACTTAGCAGAATTACCTTTACATGAATCTATCCAGTTCCAAAGCCTTGTAACTGCCGCCTTATCGTCTTCGTGTGCATCCGCCCAAGTAGTGTCCGCCTTGAAACGAAATTCCAGCGCATCATCAAAAGAAGACATGTCGGTAGTTCCGAACAAGCAAAGGGCCTCGGAGTTATTCAAGAACTCCAGGCAGATACATTTGTTACGCTGCCCGTTCAGGGAGGCTTCGTCGTTGAATCCTTCAATTCCTTCAAAACCGTAAATAATCGCACTTTCCGATTTCTCATTATTGAAATTGTATTTTCCCAGATAAGTATTCGCACCGGTACCGTCGTTGTCATAAAACAGGTCCATAGGGAAACCGTCTACGCCTATACGTACATCATATTCCCCCTTATATGCAGCCTGCGGCGGTGTCAGCCACCCGCACTTCTTCCAGATGTCATTCACAATACGCACCGCACCGGTATTATGTGTACCGGAAGAATCGGAAAAGTCCGCTTTCAGACAGAATATACTGATCGGTCGTGCTCCCGGTTTGAAACTGTATTCAAGAGACGGCACATCCACGCCGTTAACTTCCAGTGTAGTTCCGTATTTTTCCAGACGCAGGAAATAAAGACGGTAATTCTTACGCGGGTAAGTGGTGGATGATGTACCCTGTATTCTTAGACCGACATTTCTTGCTACAAAATCGTACTCCTTACCGTACGGGCTATAAAAATAGATATCGACCGGGACCTCGAATTTCTTGTTATTGGTGGCGTTGACAAGGTTCACATCGCCGACGATCCGCATAACCGCTTTTCCCTGGGTGCGTAGCTTGTCTATGTCGATATCCGTACCGCTATCCCCCGTAACATCGTTCTTTTCAAATAACAGGACCATTTCATCCGATGTAGTCCGGTCTACCATATAATTGTTTAATTCTTCATCATCCGTAAGCGCACGGTTATAAATACGGAAATTCCTGATTTCCACATCCGCCGTATCACTGAACAAACGGATGTTCACCGGCTGTGCCTGCAGCAGTCCTTCGGTAGCTCCGTACTGCACCGCCCCGCAACGGATTCCGTTCACATAAAGTTCCAGCAAACGTTTGCCGGCCTTAGCCCCGACAATAAAGGCTATTTTCAGGTTCATATCACTTGCAAACTTCGTACTTACTTCCGTACCGCCGGAAACACGCATAAGGGCCTGCTCCGTTGTCATCTGGAAACCGATATCGCCG